GCTATCAGCCGGACAACAGGCCGGGGGCGCTGGTATGAGGTTTGTGTGTGACGCCGGCCAGGATATCACCAATATCGAGGCCGACCGGATGGAGATCCAGGGCGAAAAGCTGATGGTGTACAGCCGCGGCGCCATGCTGGAATGGGCGTGGTGCCAGCACGTTGGGAAACAGACCTGTTTCGACCTGGTGGCGTTTGGAGGTGCAAAAGCGGAATGAAATGGCATATTGCAAGTGTCAGCTGGGGCAAGGACAGCCTGGCCATGCTCCTAATGCTGATTGCCAAGGGCTACCCGCTGAATGAGGTGGTTTTCTACGATACTGGAATGGAGTTTGAGGCGATTTACCACACACGGGATCAAATGTTACCCCGCCTGGAGCAGCTGGGGATCAAGTACACCAGACTGGAGCCGGAAAACCCGTTCCTGTTTGATATGCTGGAAAGGCCGGTTTGCAGTAAGCAGAAAGGCACACACCAAGGTTATGGCTGGTGTGGCGGCCTCTGCCGCTGGGGAACCACGGGGAAGCTGAAAGCCATAGACAGGTACGCGGAGGCGCGGGACGCTATGGTTTACGTTGGCATAGCTGCCGACGAAACGCCGCGACTGGAAAAAGAACGGAAGCCGTATAAACTGCACCCGCTGGCGGAGTGGGGCATGCCGGAAGCCGACGCCATGGCATATTGCTATGAAAACGGGTTTTCGTGGCTGGAGGGCACGATCCGCCTTTATGACGTGCTGGATCGTGTTTCGTGCTGGTGCTGCTGCAACAAGAACCTGCGGGAACTGCGGAATATGTATATTTACCTGCCGGAATACTGGGAGCGCCTGAAAGACCTGCAACGGAAAATAGACAGGCCAATGAAAGGCTATTACAAAGGCAAGCCGCGCGGCGTGTTTGAACTGGAACAACGGTTCCGCGCAGAATTGGAACAGGAGGCAAGAGCATGAGCAAAGCTGTTTTGATCAGCATTCGCTCGGGGGGGTGCCAGAAGATCATGGAAGGGCGGAAGACCATTGAGGTGCGCAAGACGCGCCCGAAGATGGATACGCCGTTTAAGTGCTACATTTACCGTTCGGTTCTGGGCGGCGTCGTCGGCGAGTTTATATGTGATCGTGTGACAGATCTTTTCGAGAATAGCCGCTTTTGGCTGAACGAAGATGATATCTTGCGCACGTGCCTAACTGCTGATGAAATTCGAGCGTATGCAAATGGCGCGAATGAGTTATATGGCTGGCACATCTCCAATCTCAAGATTTACGACACCCCGCGAGAACTGCGGGAATTTTACGCTGTGCCAAATGAGGTAGAGGTAGCGCTCAAGGCAAAACCCAAGCCGATTACCCGCCCGCCGCAGAGCTGGCGGTATGTGGAGGAAAAACTATGGAACGACTGACGATACCTGATGTTCGGGTGGACGAGCACACGACACGCAGAAGCGTGATTGACGTAGCCGCGGTGCGAGAGCACGCAATGAAAATTTATTGGCGGCTGAAAGCCTACGAGGACGCGGGGCTGACGCCGGAGGAAATCAAGGCTCCATTTACGGAGGACACGATGATAAATCTGGCAGCGCAGGCGCTGGGCGTGGAGGCTGACCGCCTCCGCGAGCTTGCCGAGGCCGACAAGGACGGGCACGTGGTCGTGCAGCCGTGCAGGCAGGGAGATGAACTGTGGACATACTGCAATCACCCGGTTAAGCGGGTATATAGTTTTACCGTATCGGACGTGAGCACGCTGAACGGGAGGACTGTGCTGAATACGCTAGGTCTCGGCACGATCAGGCCAGAGGACATCGGCAAAACCGTATTCCGCACCCGCGAGGAAGCCGAGCGGGCGATGGAGGGCAGAAAAGATGGCTAAGTACATAACAAGCGCACAACTGCAGGAGATAATGGACGCGGAGGAAAGAGGACTCGATAAATACAACGAGGCACTGCGGCGGATCGCCGGAATCGAGGCAAGGGAATATACCACATACCAGTATTTTGATGAACGCGGTGAATACGTAGGCGACGACAACGAGATGCTGCTTGAAGATATACTGGATAACGCAGGTGTGGAGGTGCACGATGCCTGACGAATATATCAGCCGCGAAGCGGCACTGAAAGATTTTGAAGCCAGCAACGCGGAAAATCCGCGCTGGACACCTCAACGGGTGAAAACGCTTCTGCTGCGCCAGCCCGCCGCCGACGTTGCGGAGGTGGTGCGGTGCAAGGACTGCAGGCACAGTAAGTATGCAGCGTGGTGCGAGGGATATGCGTGCTGCAGAACAGTTGGAGAGTATCATCACGCAGATTTTGGATGCACAGCCGGAAAACCGCGAACAAACGGAGTTACAGAATGAGCGGCTTGCGGTTTGAATCGATGGCGGACATGCCGCCGCGGATGCGGGAGCTTTATGCACGGCAGCAGATGCCGGGGACTGCCGCGGCGCCGAAGAAGGCCTCAAAGTATCACAGCACGCCCGCCGAGCGCGGCGAGCTGCGCTTCGACAGCCAGAAGGAGGCGCGGCGGTATGACGAGCTGATGGTGATGCTCCGGGCTGGCATTATCTCCGATCTGCGCCTGCAGCAGCAGTTCACGCTGCAGGAATCTTATATGACAGAGACCGGAGAGCGGATCCGAGCGGTGCGGTACACGGCGGACTTTTCGTACAAATTCGGCGGCAAGCTCGTCGTCGAAGATGTGAAGTCAAAGCCGACGCGGACAAAGGAGTATCTGCGCAACCGGAAATTCATGCGGTCAAAATTTGGAATCGATATACAGGAGATTTAAACATGCCAGAAGAAAAAAACGAATGCCGGACGGGAATGCCGTGCGGCCTACCGAAAAGCGGGAACGCCTGCATGAACCGCACGACGGCCTGCTGCCTGAAATGCGGCTGGAACCCGGAGGAGCGGGGGCGGCGCAGGGCGCTGCCGCTCGTCAAGGGCGCGGACGGCCTGCTGCACAAGGATATCAGCACCAAGGAATAGGCAATCAGCCGGGGTACATATTTTATCGGACTTATGCCGCGGCCGCTCCGCCATGAGACGGCTGCGGAAGGAAACCCCGGCTTTGCACCCGGCGCACGGAAAATCCCTCAAGCCCGTGCGCCGGGAAAGCGCGTGTGGAACGTGCGCGCGAACGGAACCCCGTCAACGTTACCCCACACGGGGGTCTCGCATAGCCTTCGTGCATCGCTTGCCTCCTTTTTTATAAGCCGCCTGACGGCAGTCAAGGGCGGCTCGCCCGGAAATGCGCAGCGTTTGTCAAGCGAGCGCGGCGCGCCGGTGCGCAGACGGTGAAAGCCCGTCCTGCCTACGGGGGCCGGAATACCGGCCCCCAGACGAAGGAGTGTGAAACCATGGACAAATCCAACAAGGTCGCGCTGGTCTGCCAGGTCTGCGGGGCCACATTTTACAAAGTGCCGAGCGCGATCACGATGGAGACAAGGTGCTGCTCGAAGGAGTGCCGCGGGAAAGTGCAGGCAGAAAGACTGGAGCAGCGCCGCCGGGAGCTGGAAAAGGAGCTGGAGGGTCTGCGCACCGAGAGCCCGGAAGGAGAAAAGCGCCTGCCGCACAGGCTCGTCCGAATCCGCATAACGGCCAAAGTCCCGGTATGGCCGGAATACCAGCCAAGGATCGGAGCCACATACCAAGCGGAGCGGTACCCAATTTTCAAAGCGCCGGGATATGTGATCGAGTCCGGCGGCAAAAGAATCAATATCCGCGCCAATGAGTGCGTGGAAGTATGAAAGGAGATCAAAATGGCAGAAATCATGGGCGCGTTTGCGCACAACCTCGACAATTTTGTTGCCTATTATGAAAAGCTGAATTGGGATACCAGCTTCCGGGGCGAGGCATACCCGCCGCGCATCGTCATGGAGCAGTCCACGCCTCCGCTTTTTATAGTGGAGGACGGCCAAAAGAAACTGGTGCCAAATCCGACGATTCAGATTATTGGCCGCCCGGAGACTGAAGTTATTACGACCGGCAAGCTGCAGATCGGCAAGAAGGATTTCACAAAGCTGACCAACCGCGCCGCCGCTCTGCTGGAACTGTTCCTGCACGGCTTTATGCAGGAACGAAAGGAAATGGAGGCGGAACAGGGATGAGTAAAAAAGACAAGCGCCGGGAAGCGCTGCGGCTTGGCAAAAAGGACATGAGCTTTGCGGAGATCATGCAGGCAATAGGGGCGTGCAGGGCGGACGACTGCGACAAGTGCCTGCTGAACGGCGGCCCCATCGCAGGATGGTTCCCGGAGGATGTGCCGGACTGCTATACCGTGCTGCTTAAAAACGCGGAGAAGCAGCTGCGCCGCACCGGGAATTGGTGGCGCTGGGATGATATCTTCCGTGTCTACCGCTGCCCGGCCTGCGGCAGGCCGGAGAAGCCACATATCGAAGTCTGGAAAAATGGCGGCGTGAAGCGCGTTTTGCCGCGCCGGTGCCAATACTGCCAAGCAACACTGGAAGGGATAGAAGGAGAAGAAAATGATCATTGAGATTTTAGAGCTTGCATCCGCGCTGGAGTGGATTGCGCTGGGCGTGCTGGTATTTTTCAAGCTGCGCAGCCTCAGACGCAGATTGGAAGCAGCGCTGAAGGATCTGGAAGATTCTATCCGCTGAACGCATGGCCGGAATCTCCGGCCACGCTTTGAGCGGGTAGATTGGGAGGAATCACCATGAACATTGTGTACAACATGGACTGCATGGAGTATATGCGGACGCTGCCGGATAAGGAGTTCGATCTGGCCGTGGTAGACCCTCCGTATTTCAGCGGCCCGGAACGCCGGGGCTATTACGGCAGCAGGGTAAGCAAGATCGGCGTGCATAGGGATTACCCGATCTCCCCGGAGTGGGAAATCCCGGGCGTAGAATATTTTGATGAGCTAAACAGGGTGGCGCAGAAGATCATAGTCTGGGGCTGCAACTACTATAAATATATTTTTCCGCCCGGACGAATTGTCTGGGATAAGTGCAACGGGGAGAGCAGCTTCAGCGATTGCGAGATCGCGGCGACAAATTGCCATGATAGCGTCAGACTGATCCGGTATATGTGGAATGGAATGATGCAGGGCAAAAGCATCGCCGACGGCACTTCCCAGCAGGGCGATAAGCGGAAGAATGAGAAAAGGATTCACCCTACACAAAAGCCTGTCGCACTCTATGCGTGGATCTTCACCCGGTATGCAAAGCCGGGATACAAGATACTTGATACGCACCTTGGGAGCGGGAGCAGCCGGATTGCGGCGTATGACGCAGGGCTGGATTTCGTGGGGTGTGAGATCAACAAGGATTATTTCGCGAAACAAGAGGAACGTTTCGCCGCGCATACGGCGCAGCTATCACTATTTGTATAAAAGAGGATGGAGTATGGCAAAGAGGCACAAGCGCCGCCTGTTTACAGGGGCGGTATGTACGCAGATCGTGTATACCGTGTCCGATGGCGCGAACAAAAAGACCAGCAAGCCGCGAAAGCCGCGGTTCCAGACGCGGGAAGAGCAGGACGAATTCAACCGGAAAATCTCCGAGGGGAAGCTGGAAGCGCTCGTCAATGCCAACTTCGGCCCGACCAGCCTGTATTCCACGCTGACGCTCGACGCCGAGAACGAGGTACATACTGCTGCCGAAATGCGGCAGATTCGGAACAGATTCTATCGCCGCCTACTATATAAATACCCAAACGCCAGGATCGTGATCGTCTACGGACAGGGCAAGTCAACGAGCCGGTTCCATCTGCACATGATCTCGGACGGCATTCCGGAGGAGGAGATCGGCAGGATCTGGGGCCTCGGCAGCGTGATCGAGGTTCGGCATTTACGGGAACACAATTATTACATGGACGAAAATGGAAACAAAGTCGACCACGGCCGGGACTACACGGCCCTTGCCAATTACCTGCACAGCCACTGGCGCAAGGAATTCGGCGGCCACCGGTACAAGGCGACACGAAATTGTATCCGCCCCGAGCCGGAACCTGCGACCGAGGCCGTGCGCGAGTACAGCCCAAAGCATCCGCCCGTCGCCCCGCGAGGCTATATCCTCGTCGAGGCACGGACGACAAAGTACGGGTACCAATATTATAAGTATGTAGTCGATCCAAGATCAGAGCACAAGCGGAACGGGAGCCGCTTAAATTAAGCCTTGTATATGCGTAAGGTTTTAGAACGAAGCAGGAAGGAAGTGGGAAAGTGTCAAAACCAAGATACTGGTGGTACGGGAATGTCTGCCGCACCATCGGCGAATACCCGAAACTGAGCCGACAGGTTCGGGATATGAGCCGACAGAAGATCACGCCGGGCTATTCCTCGCAGCCAGGCGGGCAATCCTCCGGCCGCGCCGTCGAGGATATCGCTGTGCGCGTTTTATCTTCGCGGGAGTACGAGGACTATGCTGCTGTGCAAGCCGCGATCAATACCGCGCAGACATGGCGGGACGGAGCCGACGTGCTGGAGATCGTGCGCCTGCACGCATGGATCTGGCCGAGGGAAAGCCTGGAATCCGCCGCGCGCCGGGTGCATGTCAGCCAGTCAACAGCCAAGCGCATGTACAGCCGTTTTGTATACGAAGCGGCGTGGGAGCTTGGCTATCGCAAAAATTGAGCCAACAGAGCCAAAAAAATGTGCTACAGTGATAGCGTGAAGAATTGGAGGGAACAGGATGCAGCCATGGGCCGCACGCTTTTACGCGTCCGGGCGCTGGAAGAAATGCCGCGCCGGGTATATCAAGTTCCGCCGGACCATCGACGGCGGGCTCTGCGAGGAGTGCCGGGACAAACCGGGCTACATCGTCCACCACAAGCGGGCGCTCACGCCGGACAACATCACCGACCCGGACGTCAGCCTGTCCTACTCCAACCTCGAGTACGTATGCAAGGACTGCCACGATCAGTTTGACGGGCACGGCGTCGCAAAAGCTCTGACGCAAAAAATTTTCTTCGACGCCGCCGGAGACCCGATCCCCCCCGTCGCGCGAGGCCGGGGCGCCGGCTAGCTCACCGCACGCCCCACCTCGGAAGAATACGCAGGCCGTTCGCGAGGCCCCCCTACAAAAGCGCGGCGATAAGTAATCTACGCGCACGCGCGGACAGACGGCAAAAATCACGCGAAAAGGAGGCGTTTTCTGTGGCGAATCAGCGGGAAAAAACCAAAGAACAGCGGATCCGCGCGGAGAAAGCGCGCCTGAAAAAGCTTTACCGGAATCTGCCGAAGGAAGCAGCCGGAACTGTCGCAGGCCTCATCGATCAGGCGGCCTTTATGCGCATCGAGTGCGAAGACATGGCGGACGACCTGCGGGAAAACGGCTGGACGGAGAAATTCCAGCAGTCGGAGCGACTGGAGCCATATGACCGCGCCCGGCCCATCGGGCAGGCATACAACTCGACAAACGCGAACTACCAGAAGATCATCAAGCAGCTCACGGCGCTCCTGCCGAAGCCGGACACCGCGCAGAAGCAGGAGGACGACGGCTTTGCAAGCTTTGTCCGGGAGCGTGACGAGGCATGAAACTCACGCGCTACCCGGCGACCTACAACCCCATCCTAGAGTATTGGGACGCGATCCAGTCGGGCCGCGAGACTGTCAGCCTGAAAGTACAGAAGACCTACCGGCACGTTGTAGAGCAGTTGGAAAACACGGATTCCGAGTTTTATTATTCCCCGCGCCGGGCAAACCACGTCCTCGAATTTTTTGAAAACTACTGCCACCACTCCAAGGGCAAGGCGGGCGGACAACTCGTCAAGCTGGAGCTATGGGAAAAGGCGCTGCTCGCGACTGTCTTCGGGTTTATCGACATCGAGGGAAACCGGCAGTACCGCGAAGCAATCCTCATTGTCGGAAAGAAAAACGGCAAGTCGCTGCTGGCCTCAGGCGTCGGCCTGTATTTGCAGCTGGCGGACGGCGAAGCAGGCCCAGAAGTCTACGCCGTCGCGACCAAGCGCGACCAGGCGAAGATCATCTGGCAGGAAGCAAAGCGCATGGTGCAGAAATCACCGGCGCTGCGCAAACGGACGCGCTGTCTGGTCGGCGAGGTGGACAGCGATTATAACGACGGCGTATTCAAGCCGCTGTCCTCGGACAGCGACACGCTCGACGGCCTGAATATCCACGGGGCCATGATGGACGAGATCCATCAGTGGAAAAACGGCAGACCGCTGTACGACATCATTGCCGACGGCGATCAGGCCCGCGCGCAGCCGCTGCGATTCATCACCTCCACAGCCGGCACCATTCGAGAAGACATCTACGACGAAAAATACGAAGAGGCCGAGCGCATCATCAACGGCTACGAAGATCCGGACGGGTACCACGACCCGCGCCGGATCGCGTTTATTTACGAGCTCGACAAGCGCAGCGAGTGGACCGACCCGGACTGCTGGAAAAAGGCAAATCCGGGCCTCGGGACGATCAAGTCCTACACGGCCCTCAAAGAGCGGGTCGAGCGGGCGGAGAAAAACCCGGCCCTCGTCCGAAACCTCGTCTGCAAGGATTTCAACATCCGCGAGACCTCCAGCGAAGCCTGGCTCAATTTTGAGCAGCTGGACAATCGCGACACCTTCCAGCTCGACAAGGAAAACCGCCGCCTGATCTGGCAGCACCACATGGAGGACGGAAAGACGCAGGAGCGCGTGCTTTCCTACCCGCGATACGGCATCGGCGGCGCGGATCTGTCTAAGACCACCGACCTGACGGCGGCGAAGGTGCTGTTTCAGGTGCCGGAGCTGCCGGATATCCTGTTTGTGCTGCAGATGTACTGGCTGCCGCAGGAGCTTTTGGAAAAGCGCGTGACCGAGGACAAAATACCATACGACAAGTGGCACGAGCGCGGGCTGCTCAGATTGTCAGAGGGAAACAAGATCCGCTATGAGGACGTAAAAGCATGGTTAATCGAGGTGCAGGAAGACCTCGATATTTTTATCCCCTTTATCGGGTATGATGCGTGGTCTGCGTCTTATTGGGTGGACAGCATGGCGGACTATTTTGGGAAAGAGGCCATGATCGCCGTACATCAGGGCGTGAAGACCTTGTCAGAGCCCATGAAGCGCTGCGGGAACGACTTGAAATCCAAGCGCATTATTTACAACAACCACCCGATCGACAAGTGGAACCTCGCAAACACCGCCTACGACGAGGACAAAAACGGCAATATCCAGCCGCACAAAACGAGCAAGTCCACGCGCCGCATCGATGGCACGGCGGCCCTGCTCGACGCCTACACGATCTACGATCAGAAGCAGGCAGAATACACCAGTATGCTCTAGGAGTGAGACAATGGGATTTTTTAAAAACCTCCTGACGAATATCACGACGACCAAGCGCGTTTCGACCGTGCGGATGGTGCAGGAGCGCGGGAATGGCTTTTACAGCTATAACGGGAAGATGTACCAGTCCGACATCGTCCGCGCCTGTATCCGCCCGAAGATCAAGGCCATCGGCAAGCTGACGGCCAAGCATATCCGGGAAACAGTCACGGACTCGGCGCGGAAGATCGCCGTAAACCCGGAACCGTACATCCGGTTCCTGCTCGAAGAGCCGAACCAGTACATGACGGGGCAGCTGCTGCAGGAAAAGCTGGCCGCGCAGCTGGTGCTCAACAACAACGCATTTGCGGTGATCCTCCGGGATGAAAACGGCCTGCCGAACGCCATTTTCCCGGTCGCGGCCATGCAGGCCGACGCCGTCTACGACGCGGGCGGAAACCTGTACCTGAAATTTTATATGCAGAACGGCAATGTGCTCACGTTTGCCTATGACGACGTGATCCACCTGCGCGGGGATTTTTACGAAAACGACATCTTCGGCGACCCCATTGCTCCGGCCATTGTGCCGCTGATGGAGATCGTCACCACGACGGACCAGGGCATTGTAAAGGCCATCCGAAACAGCGCCGTGATTCGCTGGTTGCTGATGTTCGCCGCGTCCATGCGCCCGGAGGACGTGAAGCAGCGCGCGCAGGACTTCGCGGACAGTTTCCTGAACGTGACTAACGGCACGGGCGTTGCAGCAGTAGACGCAAAGGCAGAGGCGAAGCAGATTGACCCGAAGGATTACGTCCCGAACGCAGCCCAGATGGACAAAACCACGCAGCGCATTTATGCCCTGTTTAACACCAACCCGCATATCGTCACGTCCATCGCGACGGAGGACGAACAGAGCGCGTATTTTGACGCCGAGATCGAGCCGGTGCTGAAGCAGCTCAGCGGCGAGTACACCCGCAAACTATTCTCCCGGCGCGAGCGCGGCTGCGGGAATCGCATCGTATTCGAGGCCTCCGCGTGGGATTTCGCGTCGACCTCGACAAAGCTCAATCTCTTGCAGCTGGTCGACCGAGGCGCGCTGACGCCGAACGAATGGCGGCGCGCGTTCAATCTTGCACCGGTAGACGGCGGAGACAAGCCGATCCGCAGGTTAGACACGCAGCCGGTCGACAGGAACACCACGCAGAAAGGAGATGAAACCACATGAAAATCAGCATTCGCGGGCCAATCGTATCCAGCAATCGGCACCGCTTTTACCAGTGGTACGGCATGGAGGCGACGAGCCCTAAATCCGTAGCCGACGCGCTTGCATCCGGAAACGGTGAGCGGGCAGAGATCGAGATCAATTCCGGCGGCGGCGAGATCTTCGCCGCGAGCGAGATCTACACCGCCCTGCGCAGCTACGCCGGCGGCGTCCACATCCGCATTGTAGGCCTCGCAGCCTCGGCCGCATCCATCATCGCCATGGCGGGCGAGTCGGAAATGACGCCGACCGGCATGATGATGATCCACAACGTCCAGTCCAGCGCCGACGGAGACTACCGCCAGATGGAGCACACCGCCGGTGTCCTGCGCGACGCCAACCACGCCATTATCTCGGCCTACGTCGCCAAGACCGGCAGGCCGGAGGCGGAGATCGCCGCCATGATGGACGCAGAAACATGGATCACAGCGGAGCGGGCCGTAGAGCTCGGCCTCGTCGACCGCGTGATGCAGCCGGATACCGGCCAGAAGCCGCTGGCAGCGGATTTTTATTCCGGCATGCTCAGCGAAGACGCGCTCCGGCGCGCGGAAAACTTTTTAAAAGGTCAGGCCGCAGAGCCTGATTTTTTTATGCCCGAACGGGCGCAGGCAGAAGCAAAACTGAAATTTTTAAAACTCAAAGGAGAATTGAAATGACGAAGGAAATTTACAACATCCAGCGCCAGAAGCTCATGGACGACGCCCAGAAGCTGCTGGACGAAAGCAAGACCGCAGAGGCGCAGGCCAAGATGAAAGAAGTCGAGGCCCTCGACGCCAAGTTTGAAGAGGAAGCCAAGATTCAGGCGAACCTCAACGCGCTTGCAGGCCAGAAGGTTGCGGCACCGGCTGCGGCGGCACAGTCCGTCGACCTGTCCGGCACAGCAAAGACTCCGGACGTGCTCGACCGGTACGATACCGACGAGTACAAGCGGGCCTTTATGAACTACGTTTTGACCGGTAAGAAGATCCCGGCGGAGCTGACCAATGTGGACGCCAACACCAAGACAACCGACGTCGGCGCGGCCATCCCGACCACGACGCTGCAGAAGATCTACGAGAAGATCGAAGCGACCGGCATGATCCTGCCGCGCGTGACGCACACGTCCTACAAGGGCGGCGTGACCGTCCCGACCAGCTCCGCCAAGCCGACGGCCTCCTGGGTGGCCGAGGGCGCAGGCTCCGAGAAGCAGAAGAAGGCGCTCGGCTCCATCACGTTTGCCTACCACAAGCTGCGCTGCGCGATCTCCATGTCGCTCGAGGTATCCATCGTGACCTACCCGATGTTTGAATCGCAGTTTGTCGCCAACGTGGCCGAGGCCATGGTCAAGGCCGAGGAACAGGCCATCATCAGCGGCTCCGGATCCGGCCAGCCGAAGGGTATTACCAAGGAGACCGCGCCGACCGGCCAGAACATCGACATCGCTGCCGCAACGACCGCGCTGGCGTACACCGATCTGGTCAAGGCAGAGGCCGCGCTGCCGCAGGCTTACGACGCAGACGCCGTCTGGTGCATGTCGAAGAAGACCTTCTTCGAGCAGATTGTCGGCATGGTCGACGACAAGAAGCAGCCCGTCGCCCGCGTCAACTATGGACTCAGCGGCAAGCCGGTCTACTCGCTCTTTGGCCGCGAAGTCGTCCTCGTCGGCGACTATCTGCCGTCCTTCACGGCGAGCGTGACCGCGGACACGATCTTTGCGTTCATTTTCAATTTCAAGGACTACCTATGGAACGAAAATCTGGGCATGACCTTCCGCAAGTACACCGACAACGCAACCGACGACGAGGTGACCGTCGCACTGGCGCTCGTCGACGGTAAGGTCGTCGACAAGAACAGCCTCGTCACGCTGACCAAGAAGAAGGCCTGACAGCGCGCGGCCAACAGGGAGGGATAACCATTGGCTTTGATCAACGTTGCAAAAACCGCCCTGCGGCTGACCACAAACGCCCTTGACGACGAGCTCAAAGACGAGATCGACGCCTGCCTCATGCGCCTGCACCTTGCGGGCGCAGAGGGAGCGGACGAAGATCCGCTGGTAAAGGACGCCGTCCGCGCCTACGTCCGCTGGCAGCATGACTTCTGCGGCCGAGGCGAGGAATGGAAGACCTGCTTTGCAGATATCCGCGACGCCATGGGACTCTCGGACGATTACCGGGCAGTCCCGGCCAGCGGCGGAGCAGGAGGTGCTTGCTGTGATCTTTGACACGCAGATCACGCTGCGCCTGTTCTCCTACCCCATCGTAAACGGCCAGACGGCGGAAAAGCTCGAGCGGGAGACCACCGTCTGGGCTGCCCGCAAGTCAGTAAACCGCGCCGAGTATTATCAGGCCGCGCAAGCCGGCAAGCGCACGGACGCAATTTTCCGCATGCACAGCGCGGAATACGGCGGCGAGCAGCAGCTCGTCTGCGGCTCCGACGTCTTTGACGTCGTCCGCAGCTACGGGCAGGAAACAGAGGAAACCGAGCTGACCTGCAAACGGAGGGACGGCGCATGATGATCTACGAGGCGCTATCAAGCCTGGGCGTTCCGGTCTGCCATCCGCCATACAAGGGCGGGGAAGAAACCTACATCACCTATCAGCTGCTCGGCCAGTCCGGGCAGCTCTACGCCGAGGGCGGCGAGGCCGAGACCGGCGTGCAGTACGCCGTTTCCATCTTCGCCGATAGATTTGATGCCGGACTTTTAACGCGCGCAAAGGCCGCGCTGGAGGCCGCTGGCTACATCGTCACCGTCGACATGGAAACCTACGACAAGGAAACAGGCCGCACGCAGATCGCGCTCATCGCCGAAACGGAGGGCGCGGAATATGGCTAAGATCTCGTTTTCAGGCACGGATGAGCTCATGGCGACGCTCCAAAAGGCGAATATGTTTGACGACGAGATGCAGCAGGAACTTTTGTATGCCGCCGGGGACATCATCGTCGAAGAGCTGCAAAAAATGATCCGTTCGAGCGGGTTCCGCACGGAGGGCTACGCCTCCAGCGTGAAATACCGCAAAACCATCAAGCAGGACAAAAACGGAGATCCGTATATAACCATCACGGCAGTCGGCAAAAACGAGCACGGAACGCGCAGGGCGACCGTGCTTTTTGTTTTAAATTACGGCCGTGCGAAGGAGTACGGGCAGATCACAGGAACTTATTTTTGGACAAAGGGTGTCCGCAACGCGCAGAAGCGCGTGAACGCGGAACTCGAAAAAATCCTCACACAAAAGCTGAAAGAAAGGGGCCTATTGTAAATGCCTAGTTTTGACTTACGCGGCATCCGGGCGGGAAAGTATAAAAACACGTCCGGCACCGTGACCTACACAGAGCCGACCGACGTCGGCGACGCCATGAGCGCGCAGCTGGAACTCAAGTTCGCCGAGGGCCGCCTGTACGCGGAATCCAAGCTTGCCGAGTATATCAAGCTTGCCACCGGCGGCACGATCTCGCTGGCCGTAAAGTACCTGAAAAAGAACGCGCAAACCATGTTTTATGGCTGCACGTCCGACGCCAGCAAGGAAAATCTGAAATTCTCGGCCAAGGACATCGCGAATTACGTCGGCGTCGGCTTTTACGCGCCGGATAAGATCGATGGCGTGACCAAGTACACCTGCGTGTGGGTGCCGAAGGTGCTGTTCGGCCCGCCCTCACTGAGCTACCAGACAAAGGGCGAGAACATCCAGTTCAACACGCCGACGACGACCGGCGAATTCCTCGCAGACGACTCCGCCGACGAGCTGCTGCTCGAAACTGAAACCGTCGACACCGCAGAGGCAGCCGTCGCATGGATCAAGGGAAAGCTGGGTGAAACCTGATGGAGACGACCAAACTGAAAACCATTGACTATGAATTCGAGGGCCGGGTATACCGGCTCTCCTGCAACATGAACGTCCTTGCCGACGTGCAGGACGAATACGACGGCAATCTGCTGCGCGCGCTGAATACGGTGCACGGCCTCAAAAGCACGCTGGCCTTCCTGGCCGCCATGCTGACCGACGCCGCAGACACGCAGAACATCACCGACGAAAACGACCTTCCGCTGCGCTTTACCAGAAAGCAGCTGGGCCGGAAGCTCACCATGCACCAGACGCTCGAGGCCGGGACGCGGATCTACCCGCTGATTCAGGCTGCAGTCACGCCGCCGGAGGAAGAACTCGGTGAAAAAACGTCGGAAGACGAAAAAAACTGACACCGCCGGGGAAACCGAAGCAGCTGGGCTTTGATTTCCCCGGCTTCCTCGCAATCTGGCTCTTCCGGCTGCACCTGCCGGAGCGGGATTTCTGGAAAACCATGTCCCCGCGCCGTATGACGCTCCTCCTGGACGCGCTCGAACCGCCGAAAAAGCCGGAGCCACCGCAGGAGACGCAAAGCCTGTCGGCCTATCTGAACGGAGGCACTTAACATGCCGAACATCAATACAAAATTTACGCTTTCGGGCGAAAAAGAATACAAGCAGGCCATTTCCGAGATCGGCAGCGGCATGAAAGTGCTGGACTCGGAAATGCGCAAGGTATCCTCTGCCTACGCGCAGAACGCGGACAGCGTAGAGGCCCTAAACGCCAAAAATGACGTCTTAGAGCGCAAGATTTCAACGCAGGCTGAAAAAATCGAATACCTCCGCGCCGCATTGCAGCAGTCCGCCGAAAGATACGGCGAGGCCGACAAGCGCACCATGCAGTGGCAGGCAAGCCTCAATAACGCAGAGGCAGAATTAAACAACCTGAACAATCAGGTAGACGAGAACAACCAGAAAATTGCAGAGTCCGAGAAAGGCATGGGCAACCTCGGCGACGTGGTAAACGGCCTGACGTCCAAGCTCGGCATTCAGCTGCCGGACGGCATGAAGTCCTCCATGAACGCCATGGGGAGCCTCGATACACAGTCGCTGGCGCTGGCGGGCGGCTTCGCTGCCGTCGCAGCGGCGATCGTCAAGGTAGAAAAAGCCATGATCTCCATGACGAAGGAGTCCGCCGCATTTGCCGACAACATCATCACGCTATCCATGCAGACGGGGCAATCGACACAGCAGTTGCAGGAGTTTGCCTATGCGTCCGAGCTGATCGACGTATCCGTCGACACCCTGCAAGGCAGCCTCCGAAAGCTGACCAATAATATGCAGGATACGATGAATGGCACCGGAAATGCAAAGGCGTCCTTTGAGGCACTGGGCGTCTCCGTGACCAATGCCGACGGCAGTATGCGCAGTGCGAACGACGTTTTTTATGAGACGATTGACGCGCTCGGGCAGGTAAAAAACGAGACTGAGCGGGACGCAATGTCCATGGACATTTTCGGACGCTCGGCTCAGGATCTGAATCCGCTGATCATCCAAGGCTCGAAAACTCTGAAGGAGTACGCAGACGAGGCGCACAACGTCGGGTATGTGCTCGACGACGAGGCGCTTTCTGCCCTCGGCGCGGTCGACGACGCATACCAGCGGCTGCAAAAGACGCAGGAGGGCGTGAAAAACCAGCTGTCCGCCGAGTTTGCCCCTTATCTCGAAGAGTTTTACGGCGATGTGACCACCATGGTAAAGGACGGCGGCAAGGCGCTCAAGGACTCCGGCATTGTCGACTCGTTCGGTATGCTGCTGGAGACCGTCGGCGATATCCTGAACCCTATGTCCGATCTTTCCAACAACCGCGTCCCGGCGCTGACCAAGGCATTGCAGCCACTCGCAAAGGTAATGGCGCTCATCGCCGACGCAGCGGAACTCATCAAGGGCGTAGTAAACATCTCGACCGGTCACATCGGCGAGGGCTGGGGACAGCTGACGCACGCGCTCGGCTTTGGCTATTCCAGCGGCAACGGCAACAACTACCAAAATCTGCTCGATAGCTACACAGAGCAGCAGTGGGGGCAGAGCGCGGCAGACCTCGCCAAAGCCTACGAGGATGCAGTTGCACGCGGCGATCCGTCCACCATCGGCATCACAGAGGACGAATGGGTTCGCCGCTATCTGGGCGGCAACGCCGCCGGAACGGACAACTGGCGAGGCGGCTGGACGCGGGTGAACGAAAACGGCCTTGAGCGGATCTTCCTGCCGTCCGGCTCCCGTATCCAGACAGCCAGCGAAACGCGCTACACCTCCGGCGATACCTACAACACCACCGTATACGTGGACCACGTCGACGACCTCGACACCATCCTCCGCATCGCCAAAAATGCACGCATCACAGCCAGAATGGGGGCGAAGTAAATGGCAACCTTTACAGTACCGGCGAGTGGATCAACAGCAGTCGCGAAAAACTATCCGAACACGAACTTCTCGGATCTTACGCAATACAAGTTGTTTGTGGAGCCGTTTACAAACCATTCCGGAACGTTCGGAGGGTGGGACAACATACTGCTGAAATTCGGAGAACCGGCAGCAGCGTACAAGTACAAACGCATTACAAAGGTTAAGCTTGTACTATATGCAATGCCAACGAAAGGCATCTTGGGGAGCTGGGGGGCAGCGTATATATCAGCCTATGCGCTCGGGCTGAAAGAACCGCTTGATGTAAGTACGGCGACATATGCGACGCAGCCGCAGCAGTTGAAAGATGGATCAACAAGCGGGTCGGCAAGTTGGAACGAACTCAATAAAGTTGTACAGGCGCAGGTGACATTCACAATGTCGCAATACAATGCAGCGGAGAAGAATGGACTTGAGCACGGTCTGCGCAACGGCTTTTTGTTTGCTTTTATAACGGGCGGAGAAGGACACGCATCAGAGGCGATTTTTTATGGTGCAAAATCATCATACAAACCATTCCTTGAGTGCGAATACTCTAATGATAATGTAGGAATAAAGGCGGAGAATTTCGCACCGTCGTCAGGGGCTTTTGTAAACAGAACGCAAAAAAATACATTTACATGGGATACCACTGACGACACAGATCTCACACAGACGTGCTTTGCGGAGATAAAACAAACTTCCGCTGTTTTTGAGTGGCGCGTAAAAAACGCAAGCACATCAAAAACGATAAGCGTATCTGGTTCGACGACCGCTTGCACAGTCCCGGCGAACACATTCCCGTCCGGAACGCTCGAATGGCGCGTAAAGGTGACGGCAAACAGCGGCACGACAACGACGTCCGCATGGCAGGAGATCACGACAACAGACGTTACCCCGACGGCCAAGCCCGTCTCCCCTTCCGGCATCGTCATCGACGCGACAATCGTCAACCGCTTCTCGTGGCAACACATCATTTCCACCGGCACGCCGCAGAGAAAAGCGGATCTGCAGTGGTCTGCCGACGGTACGACGTGGAACCCCCTTGTGACCGTCGCGGGAGAAAACCAGTATTACGATGTTCCGGCGAACAAATTCACAAGCGGAACAAAATACTGGCGCGTGCGAACCTACAACACAGACGGAACGCCGTCCGAATGGAGCGACAAGGCCGAGTTTATCGCCATCAACGCACCATCCGCGCCGTCCATCGTGATCCAGTCCACCGGCCCGCGCCCGCGCATCACCTGGCAGACCTCTGAGCAGGAGGCCTATCAGCTGACGCTCTCGAGCGGCTACGCCTCCGGCACGGTCTACGGCACGGAGAAGGCATGGCGCTCGCCGGTCTACCTCGCCGACGGCAGATACACCATTCGCGTGCGCGTGCAGAACAAGTACGGCATGTGGTCCGAGTGGAGCGCAGCCGCGCTCCCCGTTTCGCACACCGAGGGCGAGGCGATCACACTGTCGGTCGACGCGGCCCACGAGGCCGCGCTGACCTGGCAGACCGCAGGCAGCTATGATTTTTACCTGATCGAGCGGGACGGAGTCGCCATTGGCCGCACCGTCCAAAAGCAGTACGTCGACCACACCAGCATCGGCTCCGTCACCTACCGCGTCCGCGGCTGCTACGACGAAAGCGATAACTACGGCGTGTCCAATTCCGACACTGTCGAAGTGCTGCCCGAGACCAACATGATCTGCGACCTCGAGACCGGCGTCTGGCTCGAGATGCGCCTGTCCGAAACGCAGCTGCGCACCAACCGCACCAGCTTCTCGGCCGGTGTCTCGACCGTCCATCTGGCGGGCCTTGCCTACCCCGTCGAGGAGCGCAGCGAGCAGCGCGACCGCGCCCTATCCGTCGCCTGCGCCTGGCCGCACGCGCAGCGGGCCGCCGCCCTTGCGCTTGAGGCCCTTGTAGGCCGCCTCGTCTGCCTCAAGGACCGCTACGGCAACATGGCCATCGGCTCGCTCCCGTCGCTCGAGAGCAACTGCGACGAGTTCATGCGCCGCTATTCCTTCACCATCTCGCACACGAACCGGAAGGAGGCGATCACCCTTGACCCGTGACGTCCGCTTCCGCATCGACGTGCTCCGGAACGGCGCACCCATCACGCAGCTGCAATGGGACACAGGCAGCCCACCGCAGATCATGAGCGACCGCGCCGCGAACATCCACGGCACGCTCAAGGGCAGTTTTCTTCCCAATGCCGTAGCGGCGTGGGAATCGGACGAGCTGCGGCCATGGATCATCGTAAATGGGACGGAGCACTCTCTCGGCATCTATCAGGCTGCGACCGTCAGCCAAAAAGGAAGCGCGGGCAGCACGCGCATAGAGATCGAAGCCTACGACCGCTGCTGGCGCGTGTATACGCAAAAAACCGAGACGATCCTGCATCTTGCCGCTGGCTCGTCGTACATCACTGAGATCCGCAAGCTGCTGACAGACTGCGGCATCTCGCTCGTGATCGCAACGCCGAACGCCGCTGTGCTGGCGACAGACCGCGAAGACTGGCCAATCGGCACAAGCTACCTGACGATCATCAACACGCTGCTCTCGGAGATCAACTATGAAAGCCTCTGGTTCGACGCCGACGGCGTGTGCCGCCTCGAACCGTATCAGGAGCCGTCCGCCGCCATCATCGACTGGCGCTACGGCGTGACGGACCTGTTTCTCCCGGAGAAACATCCGGGGCCGGACTGGTCGGACGAAACGGACATTTTTGATGCGCCGAACGTCTTCATCGTGACCTGCAACAACCCGGACATGGACGCGGCCATGGTAGCGACGGCCGTCAACGACAATCCGGCCTCCAAGAAGTCCACCTTTAAGCGCGGCATGCGCATTACCTCCGTCGAGCGGGTAGACAATATCGCCTCGCAGGAGGAGCTGCAGGCCTACGCCGACAAGCGCCGCAACGAGTCGTTGCTTGCTACGCGCGCCATTACATTTTACACGCTCAATGAGCCGGGGCACGGCGTCGGCGATATCCTCGCCCTGACGCACGACGAAATCGGCGGAATTTACCTCGAAACAGGCTGGTCGGTAACACTGCAGGCCGGAAGCCTTATGACACATTCTGCAAAAAGGACGGTGATCGCATAATGGAAGGCATCAACAGCCTGTTTGTGACGAATATCGAGATGCCGGACGAGAATCTGCCGGAAGCCTTTCTTGCGACCGTCGGCGCGGTCTATGACGACGGTCTGTCCCTCATCCTCGAGGGGCAGACCGAGGCCACGACGAAGCATTACAAGTGCAACACGTCGGCCACCTTCGCTGCGGGCGACCGCGTCAAGGTCGCGCGGATCTCCGGCAGTTATATCGTCGAGTACGTTGTCGGGCCGCCGGGAAGCGGCGGGAGCGGAGGAGAGAGCGCTCCGCCAGACAGAATCAAAAAAGATAGTTACGGCATGTACGTCAAAAGCAATTTCTTGCTGCCACTTTACGGGAATGAAAGCATCGGCGCGACAAATGTGCCGTTTTACGGGGTGGCTGCAAATAGGGTTTGGCTGTGCTATAACGCAAGCAAATACGCAGCATTAAGGTGCAACAGCGACGGGAAACTGCTTGTGAACGGCACTGTGATTGCATAGGAGGCGAAATAACATGATCCAGATCCACATCACCAAAGCCTGCGCGCATCTGTGCTCGCCGCCGGAGCTTCTGACGGCGGGCATGGCGAAGGCCGTCAGCGTCCGGTTCGCGTTCTCCGAGGACTGGGACGGGCTGAAGAAAACGGCAGTCTTTACAAACAGGAAGAAAACTGTAGACGTGCTGGAATCCGAGTGGGACGGAAACCGTCTGATCGTACCGTATGAGATCCTTGCTGACGCCGGGCTGATCGCCCGCGTCGGTGTGTACGGATCCAACGCCTCCGGCGTCGTGCTCCCGACGGTATGGGTGACGCTTGGCAAGGTGCAGCCTGCGGCGGAGCCGTCCGGCGACCCGGCTGCGGAGCCGACGCTCCCGATCTGGGCGCAGCTGCAGAAGCAGATCGGCGACCTGGACGATCTCAGGACCTACAACAAGGACAACCTCGTCGCCGCCATCAACGAAGCCCGCAATTCCGGCGGCGGCTCCGGCGGCGGAGGCATTGCATCGGCGCAGATCGATGAGATCCGCGTGCTGACAAAATCGGACTATGACGCGCTGGACAAAAAGGACGCGCGGACACTGTATCTGGTGGAGGGCTGACATGCTGGCAGTTGGAATCAAACGCATTCTGGCGCTGTTCATCGGCTCCATGGGCATCAAGTCCGCCCATCTGGGCGGGGAAACCATCTATGAAAGGCCGGGCGGCTTTTTGTACATCGAACTCAAAAGTGAAGAAAGGGGTTAAATCCGAATGGCAAGCTTTTTTAATTTAACGCTCGATACGCTGGCGCCTGCCGGTCTATCGATCATCCTGAATGACGGCGCGCAGTACGCAACCAGCGCCAATGTCACCGCAAAGATCTCCGTCTCCGACGAGGTGACGACGGGCTACCAGATGAAGATCTGGGGCACGAAGACGGCGGCGACGGAAGAGGCTGCGTCGTGGGAGACGTTCACAGCGGAAAAGGCCATTACGCTTCCCGACGGCGACGGCCTCAAGACGATCTATTGCAAGGTCCGCGACGACGTAGGCAATGAATCTGCGGCGGTCAGCGACACCATCACGCTCAATTCTACGATCCCCGCCGTGACCATCACCGGCCCCGACAAGAGCCGCATTTCCAAGGTAACGGGCTACGACGCAGCGGCGTTCTCCTTCGTCTGCGATGTGGACTTTGAGGAATACACCGTCCGCGTCGTCCCGGCGACGAGCAGCCTGCACACGGCGGGCACCCAGATCCCGACGACGGGCGGCTCCACCAACGTCAGCGGCACGGCGGGCGGCTACAAGAAGAACACCGCCATCAACGTCACCGTCAAGGGCGCGGATCTCGAAGCAGCGTCCTCCGGCGACGGCGTGAAGATCGTGAAGGTCTTCGTCAAAAACGCCGCCGGGACGTGGAGCGCCGCGTAATGGCCGCGCCGGAGCTGACCTTCTCCATCACAGGAAACAAGATCTCGGCGGTATCCGGGTACGACTCCATCACCGTCACCTTCTTGTCGGACATCGCCTACACGGCCTTCGAGTGCCGCGCGACAAAGTCCGGCGAGGATTGGGGCCGCGGGAAGGGCGCTTTGATCGCGTCCTTCTCCCAGACCCCGGCGGGCACGCAGCGCACCTTTGAGGTATACGACGATTTTCTGCTTTCCGGTGATGGGGAATACCGCATTTCGTTGTTCGCGCAGGGCGTGGACGGCAGCTGGAACGACAACTACGGCTTTATCCCGCTGGGAGAGTCGCAGGCGCTGAAGACCGCGGACGGCGAGGATTTTCTGTGTATGAAGGAGTGATCGTATGGCTTACAACAGCCAGTTTACCGGCGCGCAGATCGACGAGGCCATCGGCGACGTGCGCGGAAACAAAGCCGCATGGAGCGGCAAGCAGGACGTGCTTTTGGCCTCCGGGGCGAAGGACGGCGACCTTATCAAGGTCAAGGCGGTCGACGCAAGCGGCAAGCCGACGGCGTGGGTGGTGGCCGTGGCGGGCAAGGACTATCTCAAAACCGCCCCTGTCACCTCCGTCAACGGCAAGACCGGAGCTGTCAAGGTTCGCGAAGTGCCGTCTGTCACGGCTTCTGACAACGGCAAATTTCTGCGGGTCGTAAGCGGTGCGTGGGCGGCTGCGACGATTTCTGATGCGAATGGAGGGAGCTTCTGATGGCTGAATATTTGACGAATACGGCTGACCTGACAAAGGTTGCGTCAGCTATCCGGGAGAAAGGCAGCACATCTGACCCGCTGGTCTACCCGGACGGATTTGTGACAGCCATTCAGGCCATTCAGACCGGCACAGTACTGCAAATCATTGTAACAGTGAAATCTGGTGCAACTGTTACCGCAACAAAAGGAAGTCTATCTGTGAGTGGCACATCGGGCAATGGAACGTGCACGCTTATCGTACCGGAAGCCGGAACATGGAGCGTGTCTGCTACGCTGGGCGGGAAAACATCCGATACGCAAAGCGTCTCTTTCGTCGATAGCTACGCGGTATCGCTCTATTTCGTAAGCTCTACGCTCAACAATAATGAGTGGAGCACTATCAAGTCTGTTTCCGACGCAGGACAAGGTGCGAACTATTGGAGCATCGGCGACCGAAAAGCAATCACGCTAAATGACAAGGTCGGACATCTTACCCTAAATACGACAATATATGCGTTCATTATCGGGTTTAACCATAATTCCAGCCTAGAGGGGGAAAACCGTATCCATTTCCAACTTGCAAAAACTGAGCTTTCCGGTGGTATAGACATTACGTTCTGCGATGCTTATTATTCCTCGCCCGCTGCGACAACTGGCTATTTTTCTATGAACAGTAGTGCAACGAACTCCGGCGGATGGGCAAGCTCGCAAATGCGTACAAACATTTGCGGGACGAGCCTGTCAAGCTATTCTGGGACGATTATCGCAATCATCCCAGCAGCGCTCCGTGCCGTCCTAAAGTCTGTTACAAAGTACACAGACAACACAGGTGGAGGAAGTTCGGAAGCGAGCAATGTCACGGTGACAACAGATTACTTTTTCCTGCTCTCCGAGTTTGAAGTTTTCGGGAGCATTTCAAGAGCAAACCCGAACGAGGCGAGTAAACAGGCGCAGTACGCCTATTATTCCGCCGGAAACAGTACGATGAAGTACAAGCACAACAGAACGTTTGCCCGCGCTGATTGGTGGCTCCGTTCCCCGGATGCGCTCGACTCCAACTATTTCGTGGAGGTGAACACCAACGGGAAAGTCAGTAGCGACGGCGCGAATAATTCCCAAGGCTTCGCCCCCGGCTTTTGCGTATGAGGGAAAAGCATATGGAGTATATTGTATATAAGCGGTTCCATGGAAATGGCATTGATGGAGAATTTAATCTTAGATATGGGACTGTGATATCGGAAATTGAAGGGTTCTTATTCGCAGCAGATGGCAGGCGGATATGCGCTACGACATCTGAAAACGGATGGACGCATTTTAGACAGAATACACCAGAAGGCGCGATGCGGCAGGAAATGCTTGAGCGCCTCTATCGCTGGTATGAAAAAAACGGCTGCGGTGAAGACTTCACGGATGAAAAATGGCCGGGGCAGGAAAACGGGTATTGGAAAAACCGGCTGCGTACCGCAAGCACAGAGCGATTAGAGAAAATTTATCAAGAGAAATTTGGAGGGATACCATGTATGCAGTAAAACAAGACGGCGCATTTGCAGGTTATGCGGACAGTATTGTGCCCATCCGACTGCACGGCAACGGTTGTTATGTCCCGTGCAAGGAAGATCAGGCAGAAGGATTTTGCGCGAAGATGGCTGTGACTATTACGGATGAAGAAGGAACTGAACATCAGGTGCTTTCTGACATGGTGTTTCATCTCACAGACCATACGCTGAAAGGTACTGAGCCGGAGGGCAGCTATGAGGAAATGGGTGCAGCATTGCCGCTGACGGATGCAGAGATCGCCGCGAAGATCCTGCTCGGGGAGGCGGAATAACATGAGCACCTACACCGAGCGGGCGCGGGCGCTGCGCCCCTATATCGTCAAAAGCGCAGCCAGTCTCACCGACGCCGACGCGAGTCTCGCGCCGGAGCTTTTCACCCGCCTGACCGGCTCTGGCAGCCTCGTCAAAGCCGGCACGCGCATCAACTGGGGCGGCACCATCAAGCGCGCCGCCTCCGACCTCTGGGACACGGCCCAGAACACCCCGGACGCCGCCCCGGCCCTCTGGGAGGACATCGCCTACAAACAGGGCTACAGGATCATCCCCGAGACCATCACTGCCGGCCTTGCATTCTCCAAAGGCGAAAAAGGCTGGTGGCAGGACGAGCTCTACGAATCCCTGCTCGCCGCCAACGTCTGGAACCCATCCGTTAACCCGGACGGGTGGAAGAAGATCACGGAAGAAGGTACATAGCCATGGACGATGCAACTATCATCGTTACCCTCGTCTGCGCCGTGCTCGGCTCGTCTGCGCTGACGGCGGTAGTAAACGCCGTCGTCGGCGCGATACAGAAAAAGCGCGGCAAGGCCACGACGCAGGAAACGCATCTTGCAGAGATCGACAAAAAGCTCGGGAAAATGCAGGAGCATCAGGACGAGCAGTATCTGGCGATCCTCCGCCTCACGATCATGAGCGAGGAAATGCCAATGGCTGAACGTCTGATTGCCGGGCAGAAATACGTAAAGCTGGGCGGAAACGGCGACGTGAAAAAATTCCTGCACCAGCTGGAGGCGCAGTGCGGACATAGCAATGGAGTTTAGTAAGAAATGGCTGATTTGCAGCGCGCTCGTCAGCATCGCGCTCATCATCGCCTGCGCGGCAGGCGCAGATCTGACGGAGATCACGCTTGCGGTGCTGGCCGAAACAACGTCCTCCAGCGGCTTTTACCTCTGGAAAGCCAAAAATGAGAACCGCGCGAAGTACGCGCAGAAGTACATGGATAAATGGGCCGAAAAGTACGGCCCGGAAGCGGCAGCACGCATCGCGGAGATCGTGCTGAAAGATTGAAAGGAGCATACTTATGGAAAACATCAAAAAGCGGCTCGGCAATCTGCTGAGTGTCAAGTCCATCGTCACGCTGGTGCTGACGGCGGTATTTGCGTACATGGCAGTCGCCGGGAAGATCTCGCAGGACTTTATGATGGTGTATACCGTCGTGATCGCGTTTTACTTTGGCACACAGAGCCAGAAAGCGCAGGACGCGATTGACAACGCCACGAAGGAGGATGCGCAGAAATGAGCATCAAGATCGGACAGGCCAGTCTTGGGGAAACCGGAGGACGCAACCAGCAGCCAGGCAATCAGACCGGGCGGGAGCTGAATATCTCCAACTGGTACAATGGACGCTGGCTCGGCATACTGCGCTACAAGAGCCGCAAAAAGGCCGAGCTGGCCGCGCAGACGTGCGAGGCGGCGATTAAAAACCGGAATATCGGTTACGACATGGACGGCAGGAACACGGCGTATGAGGCCGCCAGAGCCGTCGGGTGGGACGTGAGCAAGATTACAAAGCCCGTCGAGACGGACTGCTCCGCGCTCATGATGCTCTGCGCCGTGGCCGCAGGCTGCGCGTCGGTCGAAGCGCTCTACCGTCGGCAGGGCAACAGCTGCACGACATACTGCATGCTGCACGATTGGCCTGCGACGGGAGACTTCGAGCTGCTGGATAGCAGCAAGTATCTGACGACGGACGCCAATCTCCTGCGCGGGGACGTGCTGGTAAGCGAGGGCCATACCGTGATGGCCCTCGAAGATGGAAAAAATGCAGAGGAGGAGACTGAAATGGTAGAAAAGAGCAAGATCATCGTCGACGGAAAGGAAATCACCGTCGAACGCATCCTGAAGAACGGCACGAACTACGTCAAGGTGCGCGATATCGCCGCCGCGCTGGATCTCGAAGTCAGCAACAAGGGCAATATCGCTGTGCTGAATCACAAGGATAAGTAAGCCATGCCCGGCGGCGGGCCGAAGGGAGTGACGAAAGCATAACTGCGCGGCTGGCTCTGCCGAAGGAGCTGGAACACCTCACGCGCAGCGACTGGGAGCGCGTCGCTGACGAGGGCTTATTGGATGAGATCGATCAGCAGATCGTGAATCTTTATATCGTGCGCAGGCTCCCGCAGCTGGACGCGGCCGGTGAAATCGGTATCGACCGCAAAACCATCTCCCGCCGCCTGCCGCACATATACAACACCGCCCGCCGTCTGACAGGAGCATAACGCAAAGCACCCGTGGGATTCGTCCCACGGGTGTTTTTGTATCAGGCCCGCAGTTATCCTGCGGGCTTATTTTGTTGCATGAGCGCGTCCCAGCGGGCCCAGAGTTCGCGGTTGCAAGGTTCGCCGTGCAGCGAATCGAGAATATCAGCGACTTCTGCCGGGCTTTGATAGTACAGGACGCACGTTTCGCCGGTCTGCGTGCGCTGAAATTGCAGCTTTTTCGGCCATGCCGGAAAATGCGAGGATACTTGCATTAAAAGCTCAGGCTGCCCGTAAACCCGCAGCCGTGGTGTCCTGATGGGCTTGCCACGTACCTTGTGCGGCCAGAGATCAAGGCAAGCTTGCAGCTCCACCACACCGCGGCAAAATCCCTGCCAATCCGTCACGTCGGCGAGGGACGGGAGAAGATGCACCTTTGCGGATTTCATAACCCAAAAGTCTTTCTTCCCGTCTGCGCGGTGCTGGAGGTATGGCGCGGTTGGGAAAAGCTCGGCAACCGCGTCGATGTACCACCGATCAACACAGCGAACAAGAAACTTGCCGCAGGTATCAACGCCGAGCAGCATGAGGATCGCTTGCTGATAGCCGGTCATCTTCGATACCTCAGATTCTATCGCCGTAAACCTGCACGCGCTCCTGCACGTCTTCGGGGATGTTGTGCTCAACCTTGCCGAAGTACCATGCGGCAAGCATATTGCCGTCGCTGTCGCAGCTCTCCTTGCCGGCAAGCTTCAGAAGACGGTACGCATAATCGGAACGATGATTGAAAATGATCTGGCCGTTCTCGTCGGTGACTTTGTAGAAGTATTTGTACTGTTTCATTTTTGTTCCCTCCCGGCTTATCGCCTTGTTTTATCTTATGGTCTTATTATACGCCCATTGGGCGCAAAAGTCAAGAGGAAAATGAAAAAAAGTTATAAAAAATAAGCGCCGGAAGTCCCATCCGGCGCTTGCTTTTTTATTGATTGTTCAAGGCTAAAATCTCGGCTGCCATTGTGGACACATACGGCGGGCAGGCGCGGTCGCCGAGGCACCAGTGCTGCACGGTACGCAGAGGAACGTTAAAATACTGCGCAAAGCCGGTCTGCGTCAGTCCGTATTTCTCGATTAGCTCCGGGATCGTGCAGTGCGTGCCGTCCCAGATCCCGCCGAGCAGCGCCAGACGCTCCGCCGGAATCTCTTCGTCTTCGGCGTCGCCCCAGACGCTGGACAGCGCCATATCGGAGATGTAGGCGTCGCGGTCGGTGTATGCGCCGGTTTCGGCGTAGAGGGCGGAGCGGATAAATGGGGTGAGTTTCATGTGGGTTCCTCCTTTTGATTCTTTCTTTTTTCGGCGTCAATGGAGAGAAGTTCATCTGCCATAGAAAGCACGTACGTCGGGCATCTGCGCTCCCCTGAGCACCATCTGCTAATGAGAGCTGAGCTGATACAAAAACGGCGCGCGAAATCAGCTTGTGTGATGCTGTGCTTTTTCAGCAATGTGCAAAATGCATCTAAATCGAGCAAAGAATCATCAACACGCGGCGATCTCTTTAGAGCGGCGCAAGCAGGGCAGTATCTCTGCCCCGTAGCAGTCAGAATGAACGATTCACCGCAGCGCTTACAGGTTGCGGCGCTTCCAATGTGGCGAAACTCTCCACGACCCCATTGGTTGCGTGCGCAGGATGGGCAAAATTTCTGATTTCCTCCGGTTGTTGTGTATTCAGATCCGCAGCGCTCACAAATAGCCGCAGACCCGATTTTTCTAGAAGTTCCAGCGGCCTTTCGATGAAAACTGGCGGCGGCGGCCTCGCGTCTGCGAATTGACGAACAGGCCAAACAATATTTCTGGCGTGTACCTGTCACGGTGTACTCATTGCCACACATCTCGCAAATGGCGGTGGTTCCGATTTCTCCCTTCATCTCAGAAGCAATACGCGCTGATGGGCTGGCCGTCGATGCGGACGGTAGCGAGCGTATCGTCGCTGAAATCGGGATAGTCAGCGTCTTCGATGCTGTCCGCCAGCTCGTCAAGCGTGTAGCCAAAGTACACGCAAAATGCGTCGCCCAGGCAGGCGTCCATATCGCGGCAGAGGATCGCGGACTGTTCTTCCGTGTCGCCAGCCTCGGTGGCAATGGCAGTGCAAGCAATGAGTTCGTAACGGTTGCTGATGATCTTGGTTTCCATGGTGTACCTCTTTCCGGCTTTCGCCTTGTTTTATCTTATGGCCTTATTATACGCCCAACGGGCGCAAAAGTCAAGAGGAAAATGCAAAAAAATATAAAAAATTTGGTACACAAATGCCACATAAATGTCCCCCAGAAAAAGCGCGGAGCCGGTAGACTGAGGATAGGAGCTGGCCAGCTTACTTATTTTTACCGGAGGTATTTTTTTATGGAATACGCAAGCAATGGCAAGGGCAATTTGGGCGTGACGCTCGGTGCGATCGGTACGGGCCTCGGCGTGCTGAACGGCGGTCTCGGCGGCATTCTCGGCGGATTCGGCGCGAATCCTGCTGCAGCTGCGGCTATGGCTGCGGGTAACAGCGACAACCACTATGTCAGCCGTTATGAGGCTGGTCAGTCCGCACGAATCGCAGAGCTGGAAACGGAAGTGAAGCTGCGCGACGCGAACGCTTACACCGATAAAAAAATTCTCGAGGTGTACCAGTACACGGACGGCAGAATGCGCTCGATCGAAGAGCAGCTTTGCCAGCAGCGCGTGATCAACGCGCAGACCACGGCGAACCTGTCCTGCATGCAGAACGAGATCGCGACTCTTTCCGGCATGACCAAGACGGTTATCCCCATTGCCAACATCTGCCCGGAACCGATGCAGCGGTATAACAGCTGGACGGCTCCGACCGGCACAGCGACGGCCAGCGAGGGCTAAATGCAAGGGGCGGCAATAGCCGCCCCCATCCTTAAAGGAGGACATCTATAATGACAGTGACGATAGATCAGGCATTAAATGGCTTAGAGCGATTCGCGAATAGCGAACTGATTCCACGGCTACCGGAAGGTATTGGCGTGGCTGCGGCTATACTCATGCGGATGGCAAAGGACGGCGGGAAAGAGCAGCTGCTTGCAATGAAAGACAATTTCTTTGTGCAGCTGACTGGGGCGCTTGACGAGGAGGGAAACGTCGACATCGATCGTTTATACAAATACGCTCGGGATGAGATCGACGGAAAAAAGATTAAGCTGTTTTCAATAAAGGACAAAGATATGCGGTTTGACGTGACAGACGTAGACAAGCTTTACAAATATATTCAGGAGGTGTGAGCATGAAAGAGTATATGGAGAAGCTTTATCACAAGCTGCATGAGGCCATGGAGAAACCCGTGACGCTGGGCAGCGCGGAGGAAGTCGGCCTGTACGCGAAGACAATCCGCAGGCTGGAAAAGCTGGACTGCCGCGAAGACCAGCCGGAAGCGGCAGAGTTTGACCGAGAGACGGCCATGCAGTGGGCCGAGCGCATGCAGAATGCCGACGGCTCGACCGGCCCGCACTGGACGATGGAACAGACAACGGCCGTTGCCGAGAGCATGGGCATTCAGGCGCCTGTGGTCCCACACTGGGCGTGGGGTGTAACCATGAACATGATGTACTCGGACTACTACCCCGTCGCGGTAGAATTCGGCCTCAACCGCCCGGAATTCTACGCCGCCCTGGCAAAGGCATTCCTGCTCGACAAAGACGGCCCCGGCCCGGAGCGCAAGCTCATGAAATACTATGAGCATGTGGTAAAATAATAAAAAGATCCCTCTCCGACTTGGAGAGGAATCTTTTTATCTTTGCACGATCATCCCAATAACACCATTTACAAATATGATGTGTTCGGATAAGTGCATATCTGGTACACCGGACGCGCCGAAATCCGAAACGGAAGGCGGCGCGAGGGCAAGGGCGTCGGCGTAGGTTACTTGGGCGGAATCGGCTACATTCAGGAATAATTTGAACGAATCATCGTACAGATAGATCGCGTTTACGAATAAATCTATGACTTTTTTGCGGTATTCAAGATCGGATCGGTCGCCGGTGCGGAACTGGTTGAGCCATACGACGATGTCCTCTTTGCTGATCTGGACGCGGCTGGCGATGCGGAGGGATGCAAGATCAGCCTCCAGCGCCTGCTTTCGGGCCTCGGCAGTTTCAATGCGCTCGTTGATCCTGCGCCGGGCGGCTTCCGCCGTTGCGGAGATCAGAGCGTCGACAAGCTGATCGATCTCCTTGTCGGCGTCGCGGATCTGCTTTTCGAGCGGCTTAATGCCGGATGCGTCGTAGCTCTTTTGATACTCCGCCACAACGCGCTCGGCTGCGCCGTCGATCCAGCTGTCCGTCAGGACACAGGAGCCGATATAATCCACGATGCTGGCCTCGAGTTCGTCCTTGCGCTCATTGCGCTTTTTGCAGGTGTGCTGCTTCTTCCGCGCGGCGCAGGTGTAATAGTAATACGTCGCGCCGTGCCTGCCGCGCCCGCACTCCCCTATCATCGGCGCGCCGCACTCGCCGCAGAACAGCTTTCCATGCAGCAGATATTCAACTTTCGCCTTTGCATGGCCGGGGGCCTTGGAATTCGCCTTGAGGCGGTCGCGCACGCGCTTTTTCAGATCCTTTGATACGATGGCCGGGAATGCGTCCTCGATCACGATCTCGCCGAGGTAGTCGTACCTGCCGGCATACCGCTCGTTTGCAAGGATACGCTTTACCGAGGCTAATGTGAGCGGGTTCCCGCGCTGATTACGGTAGCCGAGCCGCGCGCAGTCGGCCACGATCTGCTTTTGCCCTGCGCCGTCGGCATACTGCTCATGGATAAAGCGGACGATGCGGGCTTCGTCCTCGTTGATCTCGTACTGCTTATTCACGACGCGGTAGCCGAGCGGGGCGAGGCCGCCGAGGCTCAAACCCTTCTCGGCGTTCTGGCGCATCCCGCGACGGACGTTCTGGGCAAGCTGGCGGGAATATTCCTCCGCCATAGCCTCCAGGATCGCCTCCAGCAGCACACTCTCGCTGCTGTCGCCGACGCCCTCGGTGACGGACAAGACGCGCACGCCGTTCGCGCGCAGTTTCTTTTTGTAGATCGCACTGTCATACCGGTCGCGGGAAAAGCGGTCGAGCTTCCACACGAGCACAAAATCAAAAGCGTGCTTCGCGCTGTCCGAAATCATGCGCTGGAACTCCGGCCGCGTCTCGGCGTATCGCCCGGACAGCGCCCGGTCGCAGTATTCGCCAACGACGCGGTATCCGCGCTGCTGCGCGTATTCGCGGCATTTGGCAAGCTGGCCGTCTATGGATTGGTCGTTTTGCCCGGCGGAAGAATACCGGGCGTAGATCACGACGTTGGCAAGATTCAAATTATCCACAAAAGCCTCCAAAGATACCGCTCCGGCTGATCGGGTCGGGGCGGTTTTATTTATGCGCGGACCCAGCCGATATTGAGATTACAAAGGTCGACGAGGAGCACCAGAAGCACGACGAGAACGATGCACACAAGCACACCGATCAAAACATCCTTGCGCCGCGCCTCGACGGACTTCTGGCGGATGATCTGCTCTTGCTTGGAAATGATCGCGTTGGCATGCTTGAGCCGCAGCTCAAGCTCGGCGATGCGCGGCATTTTATCCGGCTGGTCCAGCAGCACGGCGCTGTCCGTGTCCATCGCGTCCGCGATCCGGTGCAGAGCGGACGAAGGGACGTCGCAGCCGCGCTCATAGCGCGAGAGGCTGGCGACGGAAACGCCGGAGGCGTCGGACAGCTCGTTCAGCGTCATGCCGCGCGACAAACGCTCTGAACGGATGCGATTTTCGCAGGTTTCCAAGGTTTCCACGATCCTTTCCAAAAATGAAAATCCAGAAAATGCGGATTTTTCAAAAATTCTCAAAAATTCTCATAACTGGTGGTTGCTGAAAACGAAAAACAGGAATACGCTGGAAGCGCAAGGACGGCTCCCGGTCGCCTGCGCAAGCAAAAAAGCCCGCGCCGTTGTTCGGCCAGCGGCGCGGGCGAATCTCAAAAGCCGAGTGCGTACATCAGGCTCGGAATGACGCGCAGGATCAAGAAGCAGCCGGCACACAGCGCAAGCGCAACAACGATCACGATCTTTCGCACCTTGCGCGGCCCGGCGACGGCCTCCTCGTATTCCTCGGGCGTTAAACCATCCGTATACTCGTCATAGAGCGGGCGGCCTGCATCATCTGGAAATTTGTTATCATAGATTCGGCAAAAATCAACCAGCGTGCCAATGCCCCAAAAGCCGAGCGTAAAGAGCCAAAGAAGCCCCGTCCAGATCTTGCCGACATAAAACCGGTGCGCCCCAAGGCCGCCAAGAAAAATGCAAAGCAGCAGAGCAGTCGAGCGCTTTTTCCGCGCCGGTGCGGCCTGCACCTGCACGCGGGCCTCCGCCTTTGCCTGATCGCGGATATAATTCACGGTGCCGCAGCCGCAGTGCGGGCAGATCAAAGCCTCGTCGTCGATCTCTTTGCCGCATTTGTTACAGTACATAAACCCTCCTATGGATTGCAATCCTTACACGGCGTATACAGAGCCGCAGCCTCGGCGCGGGTGCCGGTGTAGCTGCTGCGGTTTGCATAGTCCATCTGGCGGATGTGGTAGCAGCTGGCCAGATGAAAAACGCCGCTGGATGTATTTACGATAAATGTCTGCACGTTTTCACTCGTCGAGGCGGAGATCTGCGGAGCCTCGGCGGGCAGCGTGCCGGGGATATAGGATACAAATTTACCGATGATCGGTTCCAGCGGCTCTACATCAAGCGGGTCGCCGCCGATGCTGGCATAATACTCCGCCTGCGCTTCGGCCTGCTCCACGTCTGTGTATTCCCCGCTGCCGGAAAACGCCGGGTCTGCGGCAGGAAGCACAGCAGCATCCGCAGCCGCGCGGAGCTCTGCGGGCGAAGCCCTGTAGGAGCGGGCAGCGGCAACGACCTCCGCAAGATTCAAAAGCCCAATCCATCCGGCAACAGCCAGTACGCAGCAGACCAGCACAAGCAAAACCTTGCGCCATGCTTGCCTCATGGCAAAACCTCCAATTATTATAAGATAATTTTGTAAAATCTTATAATTGTAATTATCGAACGGATGTTCTATGATAATTATGCGATGAAAAGGAACATCTTATCTAAATTGTAAATCAAATGGAAGAAAACCTCAACGGCAATAGTAAACAAAAAATAGAAGAGATTTTTGTGGAAGAATGGAGGCACTTATGGAAATGGAACGGAATTTGCTGCTGAAAGAGATCAAGCGCCTGCTGCGGCTGGCCACAGATGCGGATCTGGATCTGATCTGGAGATTCGTGCGAAAGTTGGTCACATAGGCGCGGGAATAAAAAAATAGGCCGGGGACGGTTATTCGTCCTCGGCCATTTTTTTTGCGATCTCGGCCAGCAGCTGCCACTCGTTGGCGCTGAGTTTGCTGATGATCGATACGAACCGCTTGCGCGGCGCGTCGTCGGGATCGTGCATCACGACGCCCATAAACTCCGCAATCTCCTGATTCCGCGTCAGCTTCTGCCGCATTTCTCCCTCGCCGGTGCGGAGCCACGTCTCGCTCACATTATATTTCCGGCAAATATCCGCTATCGTGCGGTCGCTTGGCTGAGACTTGCCAGAACAGAGCATGGAAACAAATGCGGACGAAACGTGCAGGTCTTCGGCAAATTTTGTTTTTGTAATGCCGAGCGTATCAATCAGGGAGCGAAGCCGATCCTGAAAAGTTTGCATTGAATCCCTCCTTTATGTAACCAGATTAACATACAGACAACCAAAAGTCAAGAAAAATATTAAGTTAATTAAAAAATAGGGCTTGACAAGTTAATTAGCTTAGTGTATGATGTAAGCAGCTTAAGAAAATGCTAACACACTTACAAAAATGTGAGGTGAGACAAATGTCCGAGAAGGAAAAGCAGGCAATCGAGAGCCTGAACAAGAGCACCGAAAAGCTGACGCCCGCGCAGATGCAGCGCCTGAGCGATATCGCCTATGGCATGATGCTGGCGAAGGAAGGCAAGCAGGAGGAACGGAAGGAGGCGTGACGCCGGTGGAAGAAATCGAACGCCGTCTGGAAGAATGGCGGCGAGAAGACCTGCGGGAACGCAGACGGGAAACGCTGTGGAATTTCGCGGTCAACATGATCGTCGCGCTGGCCGCGCTGATCGTGGCGATTAAGGAGGCGTGAGACAGTGGAAACCCAAGAAGAAAAGATTGCCAGATGGGCGCGGGAAGAAGCGCGTGACCGGGAACGGAGGCGCAAGCGGTGGGAAATCATCAGCCTGTCGCTTGGGATCGCTTCGCTGGTCGTGTCGCTGTTGACGATGGCCGTCGCCATCATCGCCTTTACGCGGGCGTAAACGGCCAGCCGAAAAGCGAACTGGACGAAAAGAGCAAAGCGATGATGGAAATGATGAGGGCCGCAGAAGAAAAGAAAAGTGAGAGTTTATGTCGGGAAGCGTCCCGGACGTGCTTGTCGTATTCCTCCCGCGCAAAGTCGGCCAGCGATACAAGTGTATCGTCATTCTGCGCATAGTCGCTAAAGTTGAGTGCCCCGACGGGCATAGCGTCTTGAAGCGCCAGATAGTCGGCGCAGCCGGTTTCGCCGAGAATGTCGCCGAGCCTGTGCCTGCGAACGACAACGGCGCAAATTTTAAGTTGTTTATCAGTCATAAAAAAACACCACCCGCCCACATCTTACCATGCGGCAGGGCCGGGCGCAAGCGGAAAAGGAGGCGTGAGACCATGATCGCCGTTTTTGGGAAACGGGGGCCGGATGGGAGATTTCTCCCCGGCGAAACTTTTGAATTTAAGCATCCCGGCGAAGAAAACGGCGAACCCGTGATCGACGCCTTTGCCCGCTTGGCGGCGGAACGATACCGCCGGGAACAGGAACAAAAGGAGGCGAAGAAGACGTGATAGAGCTGATCGTAGAGGATTATTGCCAAAACTGCCCGATGTTTGAAGCGACGGTGACAAAACTGACGGCATACGGGAGCACATGCGAGAGGCACGCTGAGGGCTTTGCTGATACAGTGATTAGATGTGAGCACGCAGAGCGCTGCGCAGCCATCGCGGGACGGCTCAGAAAGGAGTTTGGGAATGGATGATTTCCTCAAGTTTTTTGCCGAGAAGGTGCGGACATACCCAATGCACCTTGAGATCACCTATAGCAAGGTGACGGACTGGGGCGTCCGGGTGTGGCGGAGGGGAACCGCCTACGACGGGGACGACGAAGAACTCGTCAACGTCCAGGACTGCGACGCGGAGCTGTGCTTCGCAACCGCGCAGGTGCAGCTGAAAAACTGGCTGCTGGAACACGAAGGGGGATACTGAACCATGGCGAAGGTAAAGATCTACACACTGACGCTGGATGCGCAGGAGCTGCATGATCTGATCGAGGCGGCGATGGTGTGTGAGTGCCAGGCGGCGCAGATCATTAACGGACTCAAGCGCAAGGGGCTGGACATGGAAGCGCAGAAGCTCGTTACACAAAACGCCCGTCTGGCGCGGATCGTCAGGCGGATGCAGGAGGAACGGAAGGAGGAAACCAATGAATAACGGGAAGGTACACGTCGAGATCGGCATGGACGGCAAAAAAACGGTATCTGCGCTATCCGGCAGCGCGCTGGAACTGAGCGCTGCTGCCGCGCGAATCCTGAATATATTTTATGCCGCGTTCTGCCAGCGGGGAATAGGCGAGGAATTCAAGGAAACCATGCGCTACTGCGTGAACCGGGAGGACAGCCCGGTATGGAGGAAGGAGTTGGCAGAATGAGAACCAATCTTGCAGAGCGGCGAATCGGGTATGAGCCGCCGGAAGCTCCTGAAGGGGAAAGCCTGGAGGAGCGCCGGGCGAGAATCCGGGCAATCTACCAATGGCACAAGGCCATGAGGCGGCTGGCGAAGGTGGGCTGCATCTGGCTATCTGGCGTGGGCTTCGCGCTGTGCATCATCGCGGGCTGCGCCCACGCGACGGAGATCGCCGCCGTCCTCGGCGGCGTGTCGCTGACGACGTTTTTGACGGGGATCTGGCTGTGACGGAGCGAAAGATCACGGTCAACTTCCGCCCTGACCAGCTGGCGGACGTGATCGAGGCGGTGAACGCCTATGCGGACGATCTCAAGAATGATCGGGCGCTCCTGTACGAAATGCCGAAAATCGACCACGAGACGACGGACGCGCTGCTGGCGCAGGAGACGCGGCTGCAGAAGCTGGCGTACTGGCTGATGAAAGAGCAGGACGAAGCCACATGACGGCGCAGATCTACGCGCAGCGCATGCGGCAGATCCCGTCGCCGTGCGCGAAGGACTGCCCCGGCCGGGAGCCGGGATGCAGCGCGCGCTGCTGCAGCTGGGCGCTCTATGAGAGCATCCGGAATTACATTTACGACGTCAATCACAAGGACAAACTCAGTCTGGAGCCGGATATGGCCGCCATCCGGCAGATCGAGCGGGCGGCAAATAAAGACAGGAGGGGCAAAAGCTATGCGGCAAAATAGTATCAGCTATCCGGGCGAGCGGCCCGCGAGGCGCGCGGATATCGTCGAGCAGCCGGGCTATGCCGGGAAGCACTATTTTGTGGTGAACTACGCAGGGCGGCAGCTTACGGTACACGCCGCGGACGAAACGGCGGCCCTATTCTGGGCGGCAAAACGCTGGGGCTACAGCTTCAAGCGGCCGGAATACCACCAGACGGCCAGCGTGGCCAAGCTCGGCTATCAGCCGGACAACAGGCCGGGGGCGCTGGT